GGTATAGGTGGCAAGTCGGAAATGAGTAACTGGGCTTACACACAATCTGTAGACATCATAGGCCATATTTATGAGCGTTGGGCATCAGGCTCACTTTCTGTAGTGATGACTAGTAACCTTACACCTAAGCAAATTGCTAAATACTTTCAGTATAACAGAGCAGTAGGCTCTAGATTGATTGATATGTTTGGTGAGCCCATACACATGAGCGGGCCAGATAGGCGAACTAATAACCACCTCAGCAATGTATATGGGTTTTAATATGTTTTATGAGCATGCTGCTAATGATGACAGATCAAGATACTTAAACCCTCGAAACATGTTTGATCATGCTATTATTAGTGATGATGGTGAGCGGTGCATATATGATGAGAAGCGAGTATTACAAGCATTAACTGATGACTATAAACAGAGCATAGATCAGCAATGTAGATGGGCATCTGATAGAGCTAGATTAATTATGGCTAGACGTGATGCCATTAAGTTTTTGCGTTTCTTACAACTGGGCTGCTATTGGTGCCATGGCCCATTAATTATAAACCTCTCGACAAAGATTGAGTTTTAGGGCACGCTACATCTCCTTTTAGTGAGGTCACTTTTTAACACATTTATTAGAAATAACTTTTTGATGAGGATGTTAACTAGTCTTGAGTTGGTACTTTTTGGCCTCACTTTTTTATTGCATACTGACTGTTAACAGTGTTAACCTACCTTTATAAATCGTTATATAAGCGGGGTGCTTTTATGTCAGACAATCAAACTACAGT